GAACAATGTTTGCAGTACCACCTGCCGCTTGGATCACAGTTTTACCCTCATTGGCAAAAGTAAATGAGTTAGCAGTGATTGCCGCAATACAAAATGTTGTAAAAGCTAACAGTGGAATAACCACTCCCCAACTCGCTATTGTACGGAAACTTTTTTCATTTTTCGCCATCATCCAACGTGTCTGTAATTGAGGTAATGTAATTAGACCTACTGGAATAGTGAATATTAAAAGAGTCATAATCATTATCCAACCTCTAGACCAAAACTCTGGCCAACTTAAAAAGCCTGTAAATCCAAGTCTACGAAGAGGGTCACCTTCTGGTACGGCAGACCAAGCATTGGATAGATTGGCCCAAAAATCTGGCACTTGCATGTGAACAAATAATGTAATTGCTAGTACAACAAATGTACCTGCTAACATTATTAGTCCTTGTACCATATCGTTTTTCAATACAGAAGTCATTCCACCATATGCAATTGTACCAAAAGCCACAAGGCTAAATCCTATAACTGCGAGTGTAAAGTCTATTCCTGTGAAGGTTGTTATAAATTTTCCTACTCCAACGAGAACTGCAACACAATAAAATGGCATCAGTCCAACAGTAATTAAAGCAAGTAATTTTGAAAGCATTGGACTTTTATAATATTTTCCTATCATCTCTATGTAGGTTTTGGCTTTAATTTTTTTGTTGGCTTGCCATACCTTTGGTCCAATATAAGCAGTCGCTAAAAATATTAACAAGCATTCAGGAATAATAATGGTAAGTGGAATAGAGAATCCTACCCATCCTGCAAAACCTCCAAATCCAATCAAAGCAGATGTGGATATTAAAGTTGCCCCATAGGATAGTCCTAACGCCATGTTGTTGTCTGATGTAGGTAAAAAATAGTCCTTACCTTTAGATTTGTATGCCACAAAGAATACAGTTGCTATAAAAAGCAGTAATAAAAATAGGTTCATTTATGCTCCTTGTATGTTTGGCACTGAGGAAGCAGGCTGAATACCTGTTGTGCCTTTAATGTAATTGTCGGTGGCTGCCTTATGAGCCTTGCCAATGGTTACAACAGTAGACTTGTTAAATTTGAAGTTCTTGGTGAAGTCTGCCATCATTATGTACTGGGTCATTCCCAATCCATCCTTGGTCATCGTTAGTGCTAAAGGCTTCGACACTGTTATGCCAGTGTTGTCTTCTTCAATAAACTTGGCAATGACTTCATCACCGCCAGTTATCCTAATTGCAACAATATCGTTGGCTTTGTACACAGGATCAATTAACATTAAAGTTTAAATCCTGCTAGGGTATCTTTATCAACATCTTGTTTAACTCCGCCAATGATGTATGATTCTACTTCAGTTTCTTGTGGCGCAACTTGTAGTCCTGCTGATGATAACCAATGCTGTGTCCAAGGAAGAGGATTAGCATTTAGTGGTCTATCAAATAAAGGATCAAATCCAATTGCTTTTATCCTTTTGTTTGCAACAAATTCAACATAATCACCCAACAATTTTTCATTCAAGCCAATTATTGTGCCTTCTTTCATGAGATGCTTGGCCCATGCTTTTTCTTCTTCAACACATAGTTTATACATGTTACGCACGGTGTCTTTACATTCTTCTGTAATTTTTTTCATTTGTGGATCATCACCATCCTGCCACTTTTTGATAATTTGTGTTGATAAGTTTAGATGTGTTGCTTCATCTCGTGCTATAAATGAAATAATTTTTGCTGAGCCTTCCATTAGTTTTAGTTCACCAAATGCAAATGTACAAGCAAATGAAACATAAAATCTTAGACCTTCTAATATATTAACGTTCACCATTGCAAGATACAATTGTTTTTTGACTTCATACAAATCGCCTTTGCCTTTAACAAAATAATCTTGTGCTAATTCAGAAAACCTATCATAGTTTTCAGTAACAGATATTGCACGTTTTACTATCTCATCATCATTAAGAATTGTATCAAATACTTCTGAAGGATCTGCATACACATTCTTCATTATATAAGTGTATGATCTTGAATGGATAGTTTCCATAAAGTCCCAAGTAATAATACAACCTTCTAATTCAGGAATAGAACAATATGGCAAAAAGGATAAACAAGGACCTCTGCCTTGCACAGAATCTAATAGTGTTTGATATTTTAAATTGGCTGTGAAAATATGCTTTTGTTCTGGCCTAAATGTTTGATAGTCAGCTCGATCTTTTTGTAAAGATATTTCTTCAGGTCTCCAAAAGTACCCTAACATCCTTTGATTAAGTTTATCAAATTCAGGATATTTAAATTGATCGTATCTTTGTGTGTTTTGGTCTTCACCAAAAAACATAGGTTGTTTAGTGAAATCTACTTCATTTCTATTGAATACTGTTTTGCTCATTATATTAATGTTACTGTATAGAGATTAATTTGTCAACTAAATTGCACATGCATCGCACAATTCATCATCTTGGTCATTTGGTATCTCAGTCACTTCTTCCGGCACAGTATCGGCTATGCCTTGTGGTTGTACAGTTTCCTCCTCTCCTTTGTAGTCATATGTGTTTTGATAGTATGATGTTTTCCATCCTAGTTTGTATGTTGTTAAAAGATCTTTTATCATTATACTCATTGGTACTTCGTTGTTTTCATAGTGCAGTGGATTATATGACCAGTTACCAGATATTGCTTGGTCGAAAAACTTTTGCATCACTGACACTATATTAATGTATCCTTCATTGGATGGCATGTCCCATAATAAAGTATAATAATTTTTAAGTGTTTGATATTGTGGCACAACTTGTTTTAATGGACCTTTCTTAGACTTTTTAGTTGACAACAATGCACGTGGTGGTTCAATGCCATTTGTTGCATTAGAAACAACAGAAGATGATTCTGATGGCATCTGTGCAGACAATGTTGAATGTCGCAGTCCATGTTGCTTTATTTCTTTACGTAACCATTTCCAATCACAGGTGTATGAAAATTTTGCAAGATCATCAACATCTTTTTTGTATGTGTCAATTGGTAATAATCCTTCAGCATACTTTGTGCGTTCATAGTAATCACATGCTCCACGCTCTTTGGCAAGATTCATAGACGCTTTCAATAGATAGTATTGGAAACATTCTGTGAGTTCATGCACTAGTGGAAGTGCTTCTTTGTCAGAATATTTTACTTTGTTTTTAGCAAGAAAATGTGCAAGGCCAATGTATCCAACACCTAATGATCGTCTTGCTTTTGTGGATATTTCTGCCGCCTTTACAGGATAGCCTTGATAATCAATTATTTGATCCAGTGCCCTGACAGAGAGATCACATAAGTTTTCAAGATCTTCAAATTGTTTAATTGTTCCTACGTTGATAGCAGAAAGAATACAAAGTGCTATTTCTCCGTTGTCGTCATCCACATGTTGTATAGGCACAGTTGGCAATGTAATTTCTTGGCAGAGATTTGACATGCGTACAGGATCTTTAAATGAAGAATGGCTGTTTGCATGATCAATATTCATTATATAAATTCTTCCTGTTTCTGCTCTTTCTTTTAACAGTGCTGAAAATAAATCCATTGCTTTGATTTTTTTCTTAGGAGTTTTTCTGTCTGCCTCATACTTTATATAAAGTTCGTCAAACCGTTCGTTGTCAACGCCAAAAGTTTCATATAAGTCAGGTGCATCATGTGGTGAAAATAATGTTATGTCCCCATCTTGTAAAACTCTTTCATAGAATATTTTTGATATTTGTATAGAGTAATCTAGTTTTCTTACGCGATTGTCTTCTGTGCCCTTGTTATTTTTTAATACAAGTATGTCTTCAATTTCCTGATGCCAAATAGGAAAGTGTACAGTTGCTGATCCTCCCCTTATTCCATTTTGTGTGCAAGAACGCACAGTGGATTCAAAAACTTTAAGAAATGGAATCACTCCTGTATGTGCAACTTCTCCACCTCTGATCTTAGAATTGATTCCTCTGATCCTTCCTAAATTAAGTCCTATGCCAGCTCTTTGTGCAATGTAATATCCCACAGCAGAATTGGAGGAAAAAATAGAAGGAAGTGTGTCATCTACATCAACCAATACACATGAAGCAAACTGTTTAATAGGAGTTCGCACTCCGCCCATCACTGGGGTTGGAATGTTTATTTGGAATGTTGATATGGCGTCATAATATTTTTTAATATAAGACATGCGTGTGTCTTGTGGATAGTCAGCAAATAGTGTTGCCGCTATCATCATATACATAAACTGTGGAGTTTCGTACACTTCGCCTGTGCTCCTATCCTGCACAAGATATTTGTCTACCACTTGGCGTAGTCCAGCAAATGTAAAGTCAAGGTCTCTATCATGTTTAATCCAAGTGTTTAATTTTTTCAATTCTGTCTTGCTATACTTGTCAATTATTTGTTTGTCGTATACTCCACGTTTAACATTCTGTATTATGACATTTACAAAATGTTTTGGCTGAAACTGTCCGAAAACCTCTTTGTAAACATTCCATAATAACAACCTTGCCGCCGCATATTGATAGTTGGGTGCCTCTAAACTAATCAAATCGTTTGCTGAACGTATTAATATTTCTTGTATGTCTTTAGATGACATATTATTTGTAAACTGTATGTGAGAATTCATTTCTATTTGAGATGCACTAACTCCTGTTAGTCCTTCAGTTGCTTGTTCAACAACAAAGTGCATTTTATCAAGGTCAAGCGGCTCCTTGGACCCATCACGTTTGAGTATTTGTATTTCGTTTGCTTTATTCATTATGTTTTTATTTTTTGCGTATTAGATAAGTGTGATACTTAGTATATGACCTAAAGGCTCTTTAGTAAATGATAATATTAGGTAATGTGTGGATAAATTAGATGTATCTTAAAATTCTATATTTTAAAGTTGCTGTTGTATCATTGGTTGAATCATATTGCAGAATACCTTGTGATGTAACTTGAAACACAATGCCGCTGTCAGCGTTTTCTGTAAAGTCGTCACTGAATACCATTGTGCCATCGATGCTTACAGCAGTAATGACACCTATGCGTTTTTTTGTGCTTGTGCCAGTGCTTCGTGTTATGGTGTAATGGAACTGAACATGATTCTCTCTTTGATTGTCAAATTGCACGGCTGATCCAGTGGCATTGTTTAGCACATTAACAAAGCCTGATGTGTTATTGTTGAGAGTTGTTGCCTCTTCAACCGGTCCTTCATGATAGATAGATCCTGCAAAATTACTCAGCGTATCTGATCTATGGAAGAAGTTTCCGTATGCAAAATTGTTTCCGTGTTCAAAGTTTATTGATGGTCTTTCTGCTGAATCGTCTGAATTTTTTCCTACGTTTCTAAATGAAGAGCCTGCAACTATATTCCCAGCAGGATTTCCTCCAGCGTCATGTATGAATACACCTTCTACATCTATGCCATCAAATATACAATTGGCAATCATTATACCAGTTGGACCTGTTATTTTGTTGGCTGTCGATCCATCTGATGTCTCAGCAAGATTAACTCCTCTGTGTAAAGTTTTAAATTCACATCCTTGTATAACAACATCTTGTATATCGAAATCGGACATTACTCCTCTTTCGCTTTTTTCAAATACACAGTGTTGAAAATGTATGTGCTTACTAGTGTTAGCAGTTGTTCCGCGTATATCTACACATGCCTTGCTGTTCGAAGCTCCGCTTTGTGCTGTGAAACTTCCTGAGAACTGTACATTTAAAAAATGACTGTCTTGACAGGCATCTAAAATAGCAATGTGATTATCTGAGCTTTGTTCAAACTGTATGTTTTCAATAGATATAGCCTGCGGTATGGTGCCTCCATCAGAACCAATATTGGCTGAAGTATTCCCTTTGTCATCACAAGTTCTAAACACACACTCTTCTGTGCTATCATTTTGTTTAATAATTGTTGATCGCATACCGTCGCCAAGTATGTTTGTAAATGGAAATATTAGGATTGGGCCATTGACTATGTAAGTCCCTCCAGGAAAATATAATCTTCGTCTTTGTTTTCCGGTGGACTCAACAGTTTGTATATTTTTTATTGCTCTGTTGATTGCATCAGTGTCATCAGTAGAACCATCACCTTTGGCACCAAAATCTTTTACGTTTGCAAAATCATCTAATTTTTTTTGAAGCGTTCTTACTACAGCATTGTTTGTATCTACTCCAGTAACAATAGGTGAATCTGTGTTGCCTCTGAATGTATATGTGTTTGCAATTGTCAGTATATTGTCGTCTTCAGTAATAATTTTAGTGTTGCCAGTTTCAGGTGCGCCATCTGTAATAGAGCCATTTCCTATGAATAGTTCTTGTGTATCAATCGCAAATCCTAGTTCACCAGCCGCTAGTTGTGGCAATGATTCTTTCAAACCACGTCTATGTTGTATTCTTGAAATCTGTGTGATGGCCATTTGTGTGTATTTATAGACTTATAACTTATAGTATTGTTCGACTCTTGCCAGCCATTTATCAAGCCAATATGTGTAATGACTTGGTTCCAGGTCAAACTGCTGATAATTAAGATCGCGTGAACACATGAATATGTGTCCTTCCCTTATTTGTGTGCCATAAACTTCATTATGGGCCTCTGCATAAGCTACTAACTGCAAATAGTAATCTTCAACCCATTCTTTCTTTTTAGGCTTATTGGTCTGTTTGAAATCCATGATTGCAGGATTGTCTTTATACACTCCAACCAGGTCAGTGGTTCCTGAATAAAGTCCTGGAAAATATAATGCTTGTTCAATTCCCCACACTTCATTAACATCCACTAATGCGTTTTGTATGATTTGATTTGCCATGCTATTTGCCTGTTGATGCACTAAATTGGTTCCTGGGATCCTTTCTTCACCGCATAAAAATTTTTCTAAATTGTTGTGCATCGCGGATCCTATTCCAGATGCTTCGCGAACAATACGTTGTGCTTGTTCTTCTCCAACACGTTGTTTCCACTCATTAAGATGTGTCATGTCTTTTGTTTTGGACAAAATTGTTGTAACAGATGGAATCTTATCGCCTTGTGGTGTTTGATAAACACGTTTGCCTGCTTCGTTGATTTGTTTTAGTTTATGATATGCAAACTTTTCAACAAATGGTGGTGCTGATATATTATTTGTATTCAAAATTTTGATACTCCTCAAATTTATCTAGCAATACTGCACCGTTTTTAATATGGAAATTAGTTGCCATTTCTGTGCAGGGTGAGAGGGTAACAAATCTTTCAACATGCGGTTTAATTTTTTGTAAATGTTCTTTGACAGCAAATATTATTTCAGTGCCTGCACCACGTGTGTAACTCCAAACTGTGTAGAATATTGCAATTTTGTTTTTTTCATTACAGCACCCTTCTTTCAATTCATCTTCATTATGTGGCACTTCATTAGTGTAAGCAACACAAATGATAGCATCTATGTTATTTTCAAAACTAAAAATATAAGTTTCATTTGGTTCTGTGGTTCTAAAAAAAGCCGATATGTGCGGACGCACAGGATCATTATTGAAATGGTGTGTTTCTTCAGGAAGAATTTTTCTTATCATTGAAAAAATATTATACAGTATTATGAGCGTTTCTTCAACGCTCTTTTTGCCATCTTTGAAACTTCGTCGTTGCCATTGATGTCCATCATGTTGTCATCTGTTGGTTCAACAACTGTGTCTATAGTAATTTTGTTGCCATCAAAAGACTTAACTAGATTTTTAATCATAGGATCATCCATCAACGACTTTATTATATCAGGATTGATGTCTATGCCACGATCATCCATAAAATCTGATAAAGCATCAATAGGAATCGACGCACCTACTTTGCGGGCATCTGCTTCTTGTTTAAAGTATTGTAGGATAGTTGCTAACTGCTGTGCGTAGTTTTCAACTTCTTGGATTAACATTATCTTTCAGCACGACCAGCTATTTCATCTCCGCCAGCTGCAGGCTCGGAAGCACTAAAGTCGTCTCCACCTTCTATGTCTGCATCACCACCAGCGTCCATATCCATATCCATGCCTGTGTCGATGTCTGTGTCTCCTGCCATTGGTGCTACTGATTCACCTTTGACAATTGATACAGAATCTTGTGCGCCCTGTCTAGCTGTGCCAAGTGCGTCTTCAAGAGCTTCAAGTGTTGGATTAATTTTATCCTGGTAAGACTGTGCCTGTTGTTGTCCAAGTTCATTAGACATTCTGTCAACAAGTTCTAGAACCTGTGAAGACTTGATCTCTGCAATCTTTTCATACATGTCTGTAATGGTGTCCACTATGTCTTGTGAAGCAAGTAATATTTCGGAAGTCTCCATTTCATTCTCAAGTAAAGATCTTAATGAAGATGCATAATCATTGGATTCATTGCGTCCAACGATTTTTTGTAAGTTATTAAATCTAGTCACGGCTGACGCTCCTCCTTTGATAAAAGTGTCTAGTTTGTCTATGATTGGCATGAAGCCTTTCATTAATGGTGCAGGCACTGAACGTCCTGACTTGGCTAATTCTAAAGCTCTTTTTGCTTCGGAAAAATTTTTATTGCCAACTAGTAATCTGAGGGCCGCCATTTCTTTGGCACCCAGTCTAACTTGTTGTTCAGCAACTTGTCCTGTAATTGTTTGTTTTATTGCTTCAACAACTGTTGCTAGATCTTTTTCTAATTGTGCAATTGAATCTTTTTGTTTAGGATATTTTTTTTCTAGTTCTTTTTTACTCATACCTTTTTGCATGTCGTGTACAAGTTTTTTAAATTCAGGTGCCACAACATCTTCTAAATCTCCACCATCTTTACTTTCTGTTGCAGTTTTAAACTCAACGTCTGCGGCAGTTTTCATTTGTTCCAAATTATGTCTCATGTCTGCTATTTGACCTTCCAAGTCCTTGATCTTGTTCATGTCTTGATTAGGTTGTGACTTTAATTGTTTCAACTCTTTGGCTTTGGCTATGATGCCTTTCATTAACACTTCCATGTTTTTGCGTGATTGTGTGTAGGCAGCCATGTTAAATGGTCTTCTTTCATTGACGCCACCTTTTTTGAAAGACACAGTGTGTTCTTCACCTTGTTCGTCCGCATATGTGAATGTTACGCCTTTAGGTCCACCACCCATGCCTAAAATTTTATAGTTCTGTGATTCTAAATAGTTTTTAAACATTTCAACATCTTTATCCATGTCTTCGCCCATGCTAACCTTTGCACCTACTTTAATTTGTGGTTCTTTGTTTTGTTTGTTTGGATCTTTAGCTTTCACTTGCACGTTGCCTTGTGCGTCTGTGTCAACATCAACTTCTTTTGTATCAACTTTGGTTGTGACCCCAGGTTTTGCAGGATCTTCTATTTCTATTTCGTCGCCTTGAACTTTTTTGACTCGCATCTCTTGTTCCTTAACAATGGCGTCATAAAGTAATTTGTTTTCCATGTACTTTGGATTTGTTGCTTGTGTGTTGAAAGCCATCGCTGATTCAAATGATTTAATGGAGTCATGCACAGATTCTTTGAAGGTTTGTAAAGTATTATCTTCAAGTTCGCCTAGATTCACAGTTTTTCCAAATCTTTCAGCAATAATTTGGCTCAACTTAGAACTAGAAAAGTAATCAATGTTGTCTATTTTCATGGTGTCAAGATTATTTATAAAGATAACACACAGATTTTACAGTGTCATGGATCTGTAAAGTTTATCTATTTTTTGTTTTGTGATTGTTAGTTTGTCAATTAGATACTCATGCACATCAGTATTGGGCATTTTTTTGTTTTCATTACGAATATACTCAGAATTAGCCATTGAATATTGCTTGTCTAGTTGTAATAATTCATCAAGTGTGTCACGATGAGTGCTGTTGTATTGATTCATCAAGGTTGCAACACATATCGCCACCTTTCGATTGGTGACATCCCGTCTTATTGGCTGTCTGCTTTTGGAAAAGATGTCAAATTTATCTTGTTTGTTGACTAATACTGCACAATCGCCTATGACCACTCCATTTTTGATTGATTTTGGAACGTATTTTATAATATTACTGGATCTGGTTAGTTGCCAAATTGCTCGCTTGATAAAGCTCTCAACACGTTTGATCGACACCATGGTTGTACCTCAGGTTTTTTTGTTCTCATTTTATCATATACTATAAGATGTTTACGCCAAAGTAAATCAATAATCGCCCAATCATCAAGTTGAATTGATTCAAGTAAAAAATTTTCGTCTACGATATTATGCAACATTTCTGTTTCTTTGGTATCCAATGAAATGGAATAATATTTGAATTGAATTTTCAACTTATCTTTTTCTATTTAGGATTCTCAGTCTACGTGATGCTGGGTTTGATCTTTTGGTACGTTTGGCTTTTCTTACCATCACAGAGCCTTTACGTGCCCGCAGTTGTTTC